TCTAATCATGAATGACGAGTACAAAGCATTGGCAGCCCTGCCTAATGAGTCGCCCAATGCCTATCAAGCCTTCTGCGATTATGTTGGCATGGGCTATAACCGTTCATTACCTAAGCTGGCTGCCGTCTACAATCACAGCACAGAAGTCGTGCCAACCCGTCAACTGACAACCATCAAGAAATGGTCGTCACGCTTTGAATGGTTACGTCGTATCAACGACTACCAGCAGGAGTTGGCTATTGCCAGCCAGATGAGCCGTGTGGAAGCCTATACCGATCATATGGGCAGGGCTATTCCCACAGCCGATCTGCTGCTGCTCAAAATGCAAGATATGCTCAACGACTTTCAACGCTTGCGTACTACCCGCCGTCAGATGATCGACGATCCACGCGATGCGGGTTTACCAGTCAATGAACGGCGGCAAATTGAGAGTATACAAACTAAAGTCAATGTGGCAGACCTGCAGAAATTAGTCGCTACTTTTGGCACACTTAACAAAGATTTACGCACGGCGATGGGCTTGCCTAATGTGACTGAAATCAAAGGCATCGAACCTGCTATCCTCAAAACCTATATTGGGGTCAGTCCCGATGATTGGGACAATGAACCGCTTCTCGAATTGCCTGCCTCTGTGCCGGATGACGAAGACCCGATTGAAACGTTTGAGTAATGCAAGCCGATACTCGCTACAAGAGTCAATCGCTGACCCCTGTTGAGGCTGATGCCGTTTTCACCCGCAATCAGCAAGCTGCTAAAGCTGCCCCACCTTTCAAAACCCACGACTGGCAAGTATCTGCATGGCGCGATAAATCTTTCATCAAGTTGTTGACAGGTTCAGCCGGAGGCGGTAAGTCTCGACTGGCTGCCGAGATTATCCACGCCATCTGCCAGAAGTACCCCGGTGTAACCTGCCTCATGCTGCGTAAAACCCGCGAAAGTACCACCAATTCAATTGTCGCTTTTATGAAGCAAACGGTTATGGGCGCTCAATTGGGTGTGAGCGTTTTCCATGTGGTCGGTGAGTCGATGTTCAAGTATGCCAATGGCTCAATGTTGATTTATGGAGGCATGAAGAATGATGAACAGCGGGAGCGCGTTCGATCCATCGGCGGAACGGGTGGTGTGGATTTTGTTTGGCTTGAAGAAGCAACCCAATTTAGTGAAGACGACTTCAACGAATTGCTTGCTCGTATGCGTGGTAACGTGGCGGGATGGCGACAGATCATCCTCACGACTAACCCTGATTCTCCTACCCACTGGATTTTCCGTCGACTCATACAAGGTGGTGAGGCATCAGTCCATTATTCCCGTGCGTCTGATAATCCATCCAATCCCGCCGAATATCAGGAGATTCTCAGCAAGTTAACAGGTGTACAGTATGAGCGTTTGGTGCTGGGATTGTGGAAGAATGCCGAAGGGGCAGTCTATGAAGAATTTAGCCCTGAAATTCACATGCTAGATACCATGCCCCCAGCCATCATGTTCAAGCGCTTTGTAGCAGGTGTCGATTGGGGTTTCACCAATCCGGGTGTCATCCAAGTATGGGGTGAAGATAATGACGGGCGTATTCTGCTGGTCGAAGAATGGTATGTGACTGGACAGGTGGTTTCGGGCAACAATGGTATGGATGGCTATTGGGTGACGAAAGCTAAAGAGATGCAAGATAAGTACGATATAGAAGTGTTTATTTGTGATCCGGCTTCACCTGCTTATATTCAAACCTTTAATATGTGCAATCTAAATGCCGTGCCTGCCGACAATGATATTCGCAGTGGCATCGACAGTTGTAAACAGCGCTTGCGTAAAGCCAAAGACAATCGCCCACGTATGTTCTTTTATAAGTATGCACTGGTTGAGCCTGATCCAGTCCGTATTGATCGCAAGCAGCCTACCTGCTGTTTAGATGAGATCGTGGGCTACGAATGGCCTAAAGACAAGCCCAACCAAGCCACAAAGGAAGTACCAGTCAAGAAGAATGACCATTCGATGGATACCATGCGCTATGTATCAAAATATATGGATATTGGAGAAGGTGTGTTCTTCGGATGAGAACCCTTGCTCAGCGCTTTTGGTCGAAAGCCTGCAAGAGTAAAACCAACTTTTATGCAGGTACACCTTGCTGGGAATGGCAGGGCGCAAGTAACCATAAAGGTTATGGACAATTCAAATTATATGGTACTGTTATGAGAACAAACCGGGTGGCATGGATACTCACGCACGGTATGATAGCCGATGGACTGCACGTACTCCATCACTGTGATAACCCGCGTTGCGTCAATTTTCTTGATTTGTTTCTCGGCACAAATCAAGAAAATGTTGATGACCGTGAAATGAAACGACGTAAACGATTAGCACAAGGATAATATGATGGCAGTACAACTGATCCCCAAAGGACTACGCGACACCTTTACCATTGCAGCTTCGATGGTGCTGGGTAATACCCGCGCCATCAAGTCGATGCCGATGATGTGGCCTGAGTGGATGAACGGCAATCCCCAATGGCGTATGGTCGATACGCGCTCCTACATGGAAGAAGGTTTTAGCATGAACTCGCTGATCTATTCAGCCGTCATGTGGAAAGCCAAGAATATGACGCAAGCTGTCATGCGAGCTTATGAAGGTGATCGTGATAATCCCTCCCTCGTCTCAATCAAGCATCCTTTAGCCATGCTGCTGGCACGACCTAATGACTATCAATCACAGCGCATGTTTATGACGCTCAATGAAACCTTTCTCAATCTCACAGGCAATTGTTTTATTCTGATGGATCGGCCTTCTCCGGGCAAACTACCGACTGCTCTCTATCCCCTTAATCCCGACCATGTGCGGATTGTGCCGATGGGTGGACGCGAAATTGGTTATGTCTTTGTACCAGAAGGCTATGCACTGGATAAAGGCACGCCGATTGTCTCCGAGGATATGATTCATATCAAGCTGCCTAATCCTATGGATCGGCTTGAGGGACAAGGCTATGGCTTATCACCTATTTCACCACTTGCTAAATCAGCCGATGCAGACAACCGCGTCACTCAATACATGTATACGCTGTTCAAGCGCGGCTTAATGCTGGGTGGTATCCTCTCCTTCAAAACCCCTGTCAGTGATACGGTGCTGGCACGTACACGCATACGTTGGCAAGAGCAGTATGGCGGCAGCGAGAAATGGGCTGAGAGTGTGGGCGTGCTGGACAACGGTGCAGAGTATCAGCGTATTGCCCCTACTTTTGATGAATTGGGTTTTGGTCCGATAGATGAACGCAATGAAACCCGTATTCTTGCACCCTTTGGTGTTGCACCCATCCTCATCGGCAGTCGCATTGGCTTGATGCGTTCGACCTACAGCAACTATGAACAAGCACGCAAGGCTACATGGGAGGATACTCTCATGTATGAAATCGGTTTGTTCAACGATGACTTTGAATATCATCTTTCACCGGATGACGACACCTTTGTCAAAGCCGACCTGAGTGACGTACCTGCCATGAAGATGAATCACAAAGAAACAGCCCTTGCAGCCAAAGCCTATTGGGACATGGGTGTGCCAGCCCGTATTGCCTTTGATACAGTGGGTGCAACCATTGAAGAATACGAAGGTATGGACATTAGTTATATTTCAAACTCCATTCGAGATAGCAGTTTGCCACCCCCTGCACCTGTCTCACCCTTTGGCGCACCTAATCCGGCTGATCCCAACAAGCCTGCTGCCAAGCCTGACGGAGTAGTCAATGCTGGGGACGTGGAAGGTGCTGATGCAGGAAACGCCGCAAACGGTCAAAAGCCAGCTAAAAAAAAAGCGATGAGGCTACCACAGAGACTTCGCTAGCAGAACCGCTAGAAACGCAACCTCGTTCGGAAAACGATGAACTGAAGGCCACACACTACAAACGCATTAACGAAATTGCCGAGTCTTGGGAAACCAAGTTCGGCAATGCGGCTAAGAAGATGTTCAACGCTGACTTGGATCAATGCCTCGCTTTTATTACTGAACATAAAGCACAAGCCCTCAAACAGCGCAAGTCGATTGATTGGGAAGGAATGCACGTAGACATTCTGACCTATATGGATAACGTCAGTCAGGACACATGGCGCGAAACCTTTATCCCCTTACTCGAAGGGGTGATGACCGATACGGCTGAACAATTAGCGCTCAGCTTTGGCAGCCGTTTTGATGTACAGAACATTGGCAGTCTGCAATGGTTTGATGAATACACCATGACCTTTGCCACTGATATTGTTGATACCACCAAAACAGGGCTAAGCGATCTGTTGCAGCAGGCGCAATATGAAGGCTGGACAATCAGTCAGATGCAAGATCGCATGGAACTCATGTTTCAGCAGTGGCGCGATGGTTCAACTGATAGTGAGGAGTGGGATTGGTACGATGAACGGATGCCCAATTACCGTCGGGAGATGATTGCTCGTACTGAAACCATGCGTGCTTCCAACTATGGTAGTGCTAATATTATGGCTGAAGCAGGAGTGGAGCGTAAAGAGTGGTTAGCAACTAATGATAATCGAACAAGAGAAACCCACTTAACGGCATGGGACACTTATAGCGGTGATGGAGCAATTCTGATGAATGATGCCTTTGACGTGGGAGGTGAATCACTTATGTATCCCGGCGATCCTGATGGTGATCCATCCGAGACCATAAATTGCAGATGCACATTGATTCCACATCTCGATTCCAGCTTGGAAAACAATCCTACTACGGATGATGAAGAACAGTAGTATAATTACAATATCATAAATCAAATGCCCGTATATTTCATGGATACTTGCCTATGGTGAAATTCCCGCAGAATTACAAGTGCTTCATAAATGTGATGTTCGTAATTGCGTCAACCCCAAGCATCTATTTTTAGGTACAAATAAAGATAACGTTGATGATAAGGTTATAAAAGATCGGCAAGTCTATAATATTGGTGAAAGACATGGTATGCACATACTCTCTGATTCACAAGTTGAAATAATTCGACAACGTTATGCAGCAGGTGATATTTTTCAGCGCGAATTGGCTGCTGAATATGGTGTATCTTAAACACAAATCAGCAAAATAATACTCAAGCAATCCAGAGTATGAAATTTGTGTTATAATAACATATGTTGTTTTGGAGTTAAGGAGCATAATCATGTTTGAACTGTTTACCGTACCGCTGATTTATCTCATTCTGCTGGCGGCTGTTAGCTTTGTTGCTGGTGCTTATGCGGAGCGCTGGTCAGTCCGTTGGTTGCTAAAGCGTAAGCATGAAAAGATTGAAACCCAATGGAATTCTTTTGTGCATTTCAATACGACTGAACCAGATCTGCATGGGGAGTACATCACCCATGAAGCACTGGATGAGGCCATGAAGCAATTTCCTAAAGGCTATACATCAGTCAGTTATATTCAGTCATTGCCGATCATCCATACTGATGGGTATCAGATGACACAAGAACAGCAGCAAGCCATGAGTGATGGATTGTTGGATATGGCTAAGAAAAGTTACGTGCTGCCAAACATTGAGACTGATAATACTACCCATTCTAATTCGCCAACCCCTTTTTGGGGTGATGAGTAGGTTTCGTGGGATGATTTTAAGTATAAAGGTAAGTGATAATCAACGTTATCACGAGTAATTTTTGAGGGAGAAATGTATACCTATTGGCGGCATATCTGGACAGGCACTTGCCATCGGGCGCTCCCCGGCGAGGAGTGGCATATCAGCTTGTTTGAGCAGATCGAAGAATACGAGTATGAGGATTGGGTCTGGGAGCGTCGGCATATGTGGACGTGGGATAAGGAAGTGGCAAGAGCAGAATTAGGATTGGAGCTATTATGAAACCAGACAGCTATTTTGAACCTTTTGCAGAGGCGGCTTATAACGCTTACAAGCGTAGCACGGGAGGCAAAACCTTTGATGGTCGAGACATGCCTACATGGACAGAGATCGGTATTAAAACTCCCCATGTGCAAGTGGCGTGGATCGCAGCCGTCAAACAAGTATTTCGTGATTCAAACGTGACTGATCCAGACGGTGGATATTTTGTTGAGCCTGATGCTCATGTGGATCAATAACAGGGCGCTGTGGCGTG